CTTCGGAAACAATCAGAATGTATATTGAGAGTCAGGGATGATTTTCACCATTCATCTCCTACGCTAAAGACGTAGGAGTTTTCTGGCGACTCAAAGATAAAATCCGATTTCTATCGCCGTGACTCCGGAATTAAAGTGCAATATTGAGTTACCACTGGTCCATCTAAAATATGGACCTTCCTTAACTCTATAAGGTTCTTCTCCTGGCTCGCATTCATACCATCCATCCCCAATAAACACATCTGATCGGCTACAATCCGTTGGATCAAGGTTGCACCACTTCATATTTTTAATTGCTATATTAGAAAATTTACCCGATTGAATTCTGTTTATTTCTATTTTAATTCTTTCCCTCTCGATAAAATTTGCAAGCCATGCATTATTCCGGGCATATTCTAATTGTTTATTCGGAATTTCAAATCCTAACTCTGATTGGAAGCGAAACATTCGATATAATCTTATCGGGAATCCTTTAAAAATTCCATCATAATCATCTGAAACTGTTGTAAGAATTTTATTTTCCAATGATTTATAAGATATATTAGCCGGATCAGCAATAATCCCGGTGGTTAAATCAAGATAAATACCATTAATTGCAAAATCCCGGTGACAAAATGTAGCCCGCACAATTGTTTCATCACATATTTCTCCTTCTTTGGGAAGATATGGAGTAAGATCCATTTTCATTTCAGAAGAAGTATTTTTATAAATGCAAAGTCGTATCGCATTATTTGTAATAATTGGATTTATTCCTTGACAAAAATCGCCCGTTTGTTTGGTCAATCCAATTGAAAAATCTCCTGCCTCCTCTGGTGTGCCAATAAATAACATATCAATATCTCCAGGCTTCCTTCCAAGAAATAGATCTCTTAGAAACCCGCCAAAAACATATACTTTTCCCGCATATTTGCTGGATTTAGTATATTCCATCAATAAATTTATTATTGGATGTTTTTGATCAATGTTCATTTATAATTAATCACTACGAATTACACCATCTAATAATCCAAACACTCCTTCCGCCCAAGAAACATGATTGGGAAGAATGCTCTCAATCATATCTTCTCTTACTAATTTATAAAACGCTCCTCTTTCTAGCCGAGGAATTTTTTCCGTTTCCAAACATTCATTGCAATGTAATTGAGCTATAGTAGATAATGAAGTATCTCGCAATTGCATTAAAGATATATTCCTATCAATAATTGATTTATTTGAAACAATGTTTTCACAAACTTTATATTTATCCTTTAATTCTTCTGCCCGAGATATTATTTCATTGGCCGAATATATTTTTTCTTCACTCAACCAAGGAAAATGTTTAATAATAGTTTTTAACCCGGCTAATTTTATTCCATCTATATTATCTGAAGCATCTCCGTCTAATGCTCTAAATAATACAAAATTATTCGGATGAATTTGATATTCATTCAAAACTTCAACCGGGCCATATATTCTTTTTTTCGTTGGAGAATATACACAAATATTTCCAGTACATAATTGTAAAAAATCTTTATCACTGGACATTATATAAACTTTTTTAGAATTCTTGAAATAATCTGTTGCCAAATATGCAATTACATCATCTGCTTCAACATGATCTATTGAAAGTATATTAACGGGAAATGTTTTTAAATAATGTAATAACCTTAAAAACTGATTCCTCATTTGAATCTCTTCAGTTTTAGCATCAGACATTTCTTCATATGCCCGATTTAGACGAATTTTTCCCTTTCTATTTTCTTTATATTCGGGAAAAATTTTTCTTCTTTTAAACGATCCCCCCACTCCATCAAATACTATTATACATCTAGTAGGAGCAAGCAATTTAATTCCATATCCCACAGATTTTAAAAACCCCACAAGTCCTCCGGTATGATTCCCGTTTTCATCCATTGCTGGATTTGCGGACCAACAACGTATAAATGTGTTTGTTCCATCGACCAATAAAATATTGGAATTGGTTTTTTCTTTCCAATCTCCCGGTTTGCTTGGTGATTGTTTTACCTTATTAAAAGCTTTTAATAATCTAAAACGCTCTTCATTTGTAAGATTCACTTATATTCCTTTACATTTTATTCTTCAACTTTTTCAGCTTCTTTCATAAAATCATCTTCGGAAATTTCCTTGGTGTCTTCAATAATAGCATCGCTTGGATCCCTATATTGCATGATATAAGAATCACATATAGCCCGATAAAACTCATCTTTTAATTCAGGATTGGTTTTTACCAATTCTAAAAACTTTTGTGTATTAAATTTAATTTCTTCTCCGGCGTTAGTTTTATATGTATAACCCCTTCCGTCTCCTTTAATAATAGAATATTCTTTCATGAATTTAAGCCAACTAGCTAAATCCTGAATTCCTGAATCATAATGTATTTCAAATGTAGCAAATCTTCCACCTGGACCCAGCCTATTCTTAACCACATGCGCTTGGGTAGATACTCCTATTACCTGATCATTTTTTATAACCTTACCCTTTGAGGCCAATCTTATTCTAACGGATGCGGCAAACGCTATGGCCTTACCTCCCGGGGTAATCCATTTATCTCCATATAGTCCGGCATTCATGTTGTATCTTAATTGATTAGTAAGAACTAATAAAATTCTTTGCTTATTAATCAATCCGACAATCTTTCGCATGGCTTTTCCTAATATCAAAGATTTTCCAGTATTATATCCATCTTTTCCATGCGCCGATTCCAATTCCTGTTCAATGGTTGCTTGTGCAATTGAATCAACAAAAATAGTTAAAAGTCTATCTTTATATTTTTTACGGGTTATTCCTATGATTAATTCGATTTCTGAAAACAATTCCTCAAGAGTCATAAAATTACGGCACAATACATCTGGGATTTTTACTCCGATGGCTTTCCAATAATTTTTATCTATTGCTGCCTCCGAATCGAAAAATACACCTATCCCTCCCATTTTTTGTGTATTGGCCAATATATGCCCACAAAATAAAGACTTTCCGGTGCTTTCTAATCCACTAAATTCAACGATTTTTCCAGCCGGAAGTCCTCCATTACGACGATTAGAAATTGCCAGATCTAATAAAGTTGATCCAGTAGAAACCCACTCTAATACATTCCACGGGTTATCATCTTCATCCAAAAAATAGGCTACTTTAGACCCATCTTTTTGTTTTTTATTTATTTCATTTTGCAATAAAACGGCAAGCTCGTCTCTCTCAATGCTTGTCTCAAGTTCAACATGCTTACTCTTAGATTTTTTATTTTCTTGTGCCATATAATTTTAGAATAAAGAGGGGTAGCGTGTTTTCTGCTACCCCATTGTATTATTTTTTAGTTATCTTCATTGGTATTGAAAAACCTTTCAAACTCATCCGCCAATTCATCTTTTGACTTAGAAGTTGAAGGTTGTTCTTTAGATGCAGTTTCCTTAACTACTTCTTCCTCATCAAACGGTTCCGTTTCGGGAGTAACCGATTCATCCAAAGGTTCAAGCTTGGGATTAATCCATCTTTCCACCGCTTCTTTAAGCTCATCGTAAGATTTAAGAGGAAAAATAGTTAAAATATCTACCTGATCCTTAACCTTTTCCATAAGATCCCGTCGGCTAGGATCAACCACAGGAGATACATTAGGATCCGCCAGAATATCAGTTTCTGGGAATGATTGTCCCGCCGCATTTTTCTTTTTTGTTGCGGCTGTGAATGTAACCTCAATATCCCGTCCTTCAGTATAAGAAGTAATATCTCCGTACTTTGGATTGACCATTAACATGAGAAGTTGTCTATATACCTTTGCTCCAAATCCCCAAAATCTTACTCCCAATTCTTCTTCTCCACGTACTATAATAGGTACATACGTACGAGTAACCGGGGCCAGTTTAGCAGCTAATTTTTTTTCTTCATTGCTTCCCCCTGCCCGGAGAGCTTCAATTGTTTCCAAGACAGGATCTGGTTTTCCAAAAGTACACGGAGCCAAATAATTATTATCACCTAATTTATAATAAAACTTCAATTCGATAAAAGGGTTTTCCGGGTTAAATTTATAAGGTACAATTCTTATATCTTGTTTCCCTTCCGACGGTTTCCAAAGGTGTTTGGCAAACTTTGATGCGTTGGTGTTTTCTTCAAACCTTTTAAGGCGAGCGGCAAGTAAATTTACATTTAATTTAGACATAATTTTTTAAACAATTTAAATATTTTAATTAATTAACTAGAGTAATCGGATAATCATTGAACCATTATTCAAATCTTAACCTATTAACTCTAATACATATAACAGTATGCCAGAAAAGATCGTATTTGACAACTTATTTTAATAACTTTTTTTGATATTATTCTAAAATTAAATTTATTTTAAGAGGAACTATTTTTAAAAAGGAATCCGCCGTAATAATAAGGGAATTTTCGTATAATTTCCAATTAACAACATACTCCGGATCTAATTTTCCATTTTCTTCTTCAATTAATCGGTTCATCGCATTTAATGTATAAAGTGTATTTGTTTGTTTTTTCCGATGTATAAGAATAGTGTTTGAAAATTTAGATGAAGCTTTTAACATGTTAATAACATTATATGTAAGATAAATTTCTTTAGGATTTTTAGAATTTTCAAATACAAAAATTCTATTATTATACACCTTATAAAATTTGCGGATTTCTTCGGCTATTTTTTTAAATTCTTTAGTTCCCGAGAAAGTACATAATAACTGTCTATCTTCCCTATAATTCTTCATACACTTTATAAAATTAATCTAAGGTTTTACATACTTAGTTAAAAACGTTACTGCTTCACGATAACCCATTTTATCGGCATGTTTATACAATTCTGTTAATTGTTTTTCCAATGATTCATTAATATTTAATACATTTGCTACATTAGTAACCACCGTCTCATCAGTATCAATTATCTGTTTAGCCAATTCCTTTTCGGCCTCAATTTGTTGAGGAGTTTTAGGAGCGGGGTGTGGGGGAGGAGAGGTAGATGATCCTTGCGATGGAACTTCATTTTCCGAATCTTCCCCACCAATAGGTTCTATTGCTAATTTCGTATTTCCCTGAAAAATGTTAGGTTCTTTTTTGGGTTCTTGGGGCAATTGGTCTATCGCCACGTCACTAGCATTAGGAATCGCTGATTTAGGGAGGGCTTTGCTTATCCCCGCCGCCCGCATCCGGTCTGCCGGTTCTTTTGAACCCGCTCTTTTTGTAATTTTTGATGGCTCGCTTCGTGCAAATTGTGGAACTGGATTTTCTTCAAAATGAGTACCACGAGCAATCGCCGCATGTTTATGTTTAGGAGTAGGAAATGTAACCAAAATCCCATCCTTATTATATGCTTGTCGTTCTGGAAATCTTCCTTCAACTACTCGATTGCAAAAATTTATGGATTCTTTTTCAGAAAATCCATGTCCTATTAAATACTCTTTTAAAATGGTTATATGCTGATTATCTTCTATATTAAAAATACCATCAGATATTCGATTATCAATGCATATATCTAAAAGAATCTTATTGACTAAATCAGATCTATTAAATTCTGCCATGTTAAAACACTCTTGTTTCTTTACAATATAAATATAAAAGGAAAATTGTAAAGTATATTTATAACAATATTTGTTTTACATCATGATAAGAATTTCCCATATAAATTTTGGTAGGAAACTTTCCATTATAACCCATAATTTTACATATTTCTTTTAATGTATCTATACCATCTTCTTTATGGAAATCATACATTACAGCATCATATGTATATAAAACCGGAAGAGTTTTTTTAGAATTTAAATAATCCATTACTTTTTTTAACCTGGAAATGGCTATTTCTCCTTCTACTGCCTGTAAAATATAATTGAATACTTTAGGAGGATTGGGATCTAATAAATGCTTATTTGTTATTTTTCGTTTAAATAACGGAGTTAAAACATATCCATTTTGATTAAAAAATTTCCACTGTTCATCTATATAAAACTTTAAATTAGATAAATATTTTATATGAGAATATTTATCTTCTACTCCACCATAAAATTGTCGAAATGTAATTCTTTTAGCTTCTTTAATATCTATTTCATCTACATTCTCTTTTTTAAAATATAAACAAGATAAATATGTATGAATATCAGTGCTTTCATCAATAGGATAATTCGTTAAATATGAAACAATACGAGGATGAAATGCAGTATAATCAATAATTACGATTGCCCCATCTTCTTTCCACCGAGAACAAAAACACTTTCTTGTCCCATCCTCTGCATTTAATGCTGCATAATTAATTCCATCATACCTATTACTGGGCCTTCCTGTTGAAGTATATACGTTATATTGACTATAAACTAATCCTCTTTTATCGGGCGCCTTTCCAAATCGTTTATTAAATAAATCTTCCGAAACAAATATTCCATTTGATTCTAATTTTCCGAGAGTTTCTATAATTATTTCGTTAAATTTTAAAAACGATTCTTCTGCACCGAACGTTTTTAAAAGAAAAGATACATCATCTGCTAAATCATTAAAAAATTCTAAATGTTTAATTAAAGGGATCGATTTATTAATTTCTTTATAATTGCCTGCACGAGATTTTATTAAAAAGTGACATGAAGTTTCATATTCCGATTCTTCAAACAATTCATTGAATTGTATATAGCTGACTAAATTAACATCTAACGCATCTATTCCAGTTAAATGTTTAAATGACTTTTTATCTATTGTCCACTTAATTCCTTTAAGTGGTTTTAAATATTTATCTCGAAATAATTCCCATGATATAGTAGAAATTGAATCGGGATGGGAAATGGAAAAATAATAAGATTTTCCAGTTTTAAGGTTCCTAATAAAAATTATACTTATAAAATTAATTGCTGAATGAATTCCATATTTGCTAGGAATGGCATATAAAAACAAATCTCCAACTTGATTCTCTTCTTGGAATTTATTACAATCAACTATATTTTCTATCATCAATCCCAAATTTTAACATAACTCCAATAAAAGTCAATTAATTTTAATTCTCTTCATCATCAATTCCCAATCTTTCCTTTATATAATCACGAAGAGGAATAATTCCCGCCGAAATTGTAGTTGTCCATCCGCTTGAAGTAACCGAATCTTTAATATCATTTATACGAAATACTATATTATTATGAGAATATGGTTCTGGTAAATTTCTAACTAAAAACATCATAAATGTTCTCAATCCGCCAATTCCTTGTATTATAAAATTGGCCTGAATTCCTGGCATAACTCCTGTATATTTTGGATTATTTCTTTCATCCGAATCATCTAACAACATTCTTAAAACTTCTATTTGAGGTAACACTAATCTTCGTTTAATTCGTTGCCCATTTTTATTTTCAACAGTTATTTGGAATGCGCCTTCTGGAGGATTTATTTGTTGCAATGCCCTCATCATTTCACGGAATTCTTCATTTTTTGGTCTAGGAGGGGAATCTTTTTCTTTCTTCTTATTCAGTGTCAATCGATCCCCAAAATGATAATCTAATAATTCATTAGTTCCTTCTGTAATAATTGTCCGTTTATTCGGATAGTTAACTACAGCATAAATACTACGTATTGCTTGAGCATTACTAATCGTTGGTTTAAAATCGACGGAAGAAAGCAAACTATCTGCGTCCATATAATCAAAGGTATAAGGCTTTCCTCGATTAGAAAAATACATGAATTTATAATCGACAATTTTCATTGTCGCCGGTTCGTCTTCTTTAACATCAAATCCTCCCGTTCCATCTACCAATCGGAAATCCCAAAAATTCCCACATGCTCCATTTATTCCTTCCAATATTTTTTCTACAAGACGTGCATATGTTTTTATTTCATCGCTTTTTGCTAATAAATCTTTTAAAAAAGAAATATTTATATAAATATTTCTTAATAGTCCCGAATATTTGGCCGGATAAATATTTCTACTTTCGAGTATATAATCATCTCTAAATGGAAATGCACATGAAGGAGGAATTACCCTTGCCCGCTTATATCTAATCCAATTAATAAGTTCATCTAAATCGTCCCGCCGTGGTGCGTCTTGCAAACAAACCTTTCTTAAACGATAATTATATAGTTGCCGCTGCTTTTTTGCTTCGGGATATTTAAGTATTGATCCCGGGTCCTCGGTACAAAACTTCAATTCCTCCCAATCATCCCTGTTGGAATGAAACATTACAGTAAAGCGGTTCACGTTTTTAGAGTCTGCCGCATAACCATAAAGACCACTAAAATATTTAGGCGCTTCAGAATTAGGAATAAGACATATATTTCCATCAGAAGAAATCATGTTGGGGTGGCCGCCGATAATGCAATCGTCTATATCTATTAAAAACATTTCTTTGTTACTCATTCCCGTAAGAGGGGCCGAATGAAAATTTATGGCTTCAATAATAAGTCCTAAATTAATCCATAAATTTTCATTTTTACTTTTATAGTCAAAATCCTTGCTAGTATCTGCACCTTTTAAAAAAGGAGCATCTTTATCTTTAGTATCTCTACCATAAAATACTCCATAAACATATTCTCTCCAATTTTTATGTCGTTTTTGTACGTAGTTAACAAATTCCAAATATCGTGGAATTTTGTCGGCCATATGTTGATCATTAATAGATTTAAATTGAGTTAATGTTTTATCTATAAATTCAGATAAAGTATTTAACGGATTAACATCTTTTTCTTTTGGCGGGGTTTCTTCCTTCTCCTTTTCATTGTTTTCCCCTTCTACTTTTTCATCATCAGTATCATTATCTTGGGGAACAGAATCGATAACCAATCCCGAATAAATTCGATCTTTAGATGTAATTTCTGTTCTACATTTAATTTTATTTTGATCAGTCGACCATTCAAAATGTGTGATTATACCAAAAATAACATCATAATTTCCTTTAGATTCTAAAATATGTTTAGTATATAATGGGTACGGATTATGAAAAAGCTTTTCTAACAATCCCGTATCCGCTAAATCTAATAACGATGCCGGGTTATAATGATTCCATCCCCATTCAACAATACATGAAATCCCTGGTACAAGTAAATAAGGAGTCATATATTCTAATTGGCGTTTTGAAAAACATACCCATTCCATTGATAGCCGACGGTAATGTTCCTTTTGGATAGTAACATCTATTTTTTCAATTTCGGGCGGTGGTACATGAATAGGATATTCTGCACTCCAATCGTTGTATATAATATGCGGAGTATCTTTTCCATCGGGCATATATCCTATGACAGATGGATTACCCGGCGTTCCCTGAAATCCATACCCCTTATAAAAATCTTTTCCCCCATAAAAAATAAACCCATGTTTATTGGAGTCGGGCCCCGTTTCTCTACCTCGGCCATTAGAACAACACCGAATCCAGGGGGTCATGGGGCCTTTATATCTATTTGGATCCCCCGATTTCCAATCGACATAATTAAAACTTCGTACGGTTTTTCTGCGATTTAATTCTTCTTGTATTTCTTCAGGAATATTACAAGGTTCCCACGGTATAAGAGGTGCTGCCATAACTTATGAATTTAAACGTTTAAATGCTACAATAATATTATTTACATTTCCCGGTATTCTTAATGTTAATCCCGCCGGTACACTCATTCTTCCTTTTCCTAAATTATTAGCCCGAGCTATAATCCAATATAAAGAAGGATCTTTATAATATTTATATGCCAACGAATCTAAAAAATCTCCTTCTTTAGATATAACAAAAATATCTTTTTCTGAATAATTAATGGGAGGATAAACCACCGATTTATAAACTCGTTTTCCATCCCATCGCTTTTGTATTTTAATATGTTCGTATCTTTTCATTATGCCATGAATTGATAATTAACGTCTCTCGCATCAATATCTCGAGGCGCTCCGGTTCTTGATATATATCGTTCCTCTTCTATATATTTTTCAATTTCCTCATCTATTTGCTCCTTCTCCTGCCTTGACATTCGTTGATCACGCTTGGCAATAACATCAACTATTAACATTTCATGCACTTTATTTGGTGGTCCTTGACTAGGAACCATTGATTCATTCCACTGTCTCCAATTGTCGTCTCTTGCTACATGTCCCAATTCTGAACCACCGACTACCGCTCTTTCTTTTTCCAATAAATTAGCATTAAATGATAAATTGGCTTCTCTAGGAAATTGCCCAGACATATATTTTGACCTTATTTTTCCATTTAAATATGTCCAAATTTTATCTTTACTATAATCGGTCATATTTTCCGAATTAACTGTTTCCCAGATAGCATCATTAGGAATTTCCATCATAACGCTTTGTAATAATATTGGTTGCTCTCGATATAAATCTCCTATTGTTACCATGAACATAGGAGGAACCATAAATTGATCGGTTATTTTTTTATATTCGGATACAGTGTAATTGGCCGGTTTTACCGCAGATAACATATAATTAATTCTTTGCCAAGTTGGTATTAATTCGGCCAAACTACTAATAACGACATGTATATTAAACGACAAATTTCGAGTAAATCCACCATAGGAATATAATTTATCCCCCCTTCCAATAAAGCTTAATTCTTCCCACGATGCATTATTTGAGGCATTAATTCCTTGTATTGTAGCTCGGAATGGAATATAATTCTCATTGACGACATCATAAAAATATAATGCAATAGTATCATCTCTATATGGTTCCCATGTCGTCCATCCTGTTAATACTGGCTTTGCAATTTTCCTAGATTGATCTAATACTTCTAGTGTATTGATAGCATCAAAATGTCCATCAGTCGGAAGTTTTAATGAACGCTTTATGGCATCAAATGTAAGATCATTACTTACCATTTTTCCGCCCCCTCGTCTATATTCTGATAATGAACCCAAATTTACACTATACCCAATAGTGTTTGGTTTTTCTCCCCACGGTCTTTGCGTAGCATTACTAGCCAGCCGATCATAATCATATGTACCCGTTCCTGTTCGCACAATGGCGGAATCTTCTGAAGACATGCCTTCTTTTGTGGGAATCCAATCATATATTCCACCAGCTTTTACTCTATTAACAACCCTCTTTAATGTATCATTTAATAATTTTGTATTTTTAACTTTTTCTCCGTCTTTAGTCGGAAATTGTTGATGGGGATCGGAATAAGCTTTATACTGGACCATTATATCCGAATTAGCATATTCTCCCCGCTTATCATCTTTAGCTTCCAACCCAATATGATCACTATATCTTACTCCCTGCTTATTTTCATCGGTACTTTCTTTACGAACATATTCTACTTGTCCGGTGAATGAAATTCCATAATTATAATTACTTTCATCAAAATATCTAATTACTGTTTTTCGTGTACCATTCTTGTCATATTCAACAAATATGCGATATGGTTTTTCCACCTTTTCATTATTTGGACGGGTTATTTTTCCTCCTCCAAACCACCGCTGGCCCCACTCAAAATTTTCGTAAGAAGCTCCAATATAATCGAAACGAACGTTTCCTCCGGCCAACATTAATCCATATGTACCTTCATCACTTCGATAACTTTTTCCATCTTGTCTTACTTTTCTAAAATTTTGAAATAACTCTTTAAATCGTTTAGAAACGGCTTCTTTAAATGTAGAACTTTTCCCCGCACCACTTATATCTTTAGGCCATGCCCTTATTAAATTGGCCTCGGCAGTTTCGGCTGTTCCCGCCCGAAGTAGCCCCTTTCCTCCCGTCGTTGCTGTGGGAATATAAGTATCATCTGCCAATGCTTTTGGTGCTGTTCCCGCCGGTGGATCCGTTTTTGGAGAACCAAATAAACTTGGAATACTGGACCCAACTAGGCTGGATGCTATTCCAACCACTCCGCCCTGAATATCTATAAATCTCATTGGGCGGGTGTTTCCAAAGGTAAGACCCATAGTTGCCGCAACAATTGGAGAGGTTGGGTTATAAATGCGGGTTTCATTGTACGGGTTTCCCGTTTGCAATAAAAACTGTTTAGCTAAAAACGGGATACCTCTTCCTGACAACAAAAATTTAGTTACACGTATAATATCAATTGGGGCCGAACCTAAAGCAAATAACCTACTATCATATTTAGCCTCGGCCATTTTAAGCGCACTTAAACCTTTTCCCGCAGTTAATGGAGAAATCCAATAAAATGGTTCAGTCGTAAATCCTTGTATTAATGTATCTCTGTAATTAGCATATGGAGACAGCCTCTTATATAAATTAGAATAATTTGTATCCCAAATTATTTCAAGCTTGCCCGGAGTTCTAAAATCAGGATAATTTTCTGGACGACTAATAAGTGCCCATGTCGGCTCAAATGGCTGGGTTGCTAAAGTTGGATATTGTTGTTCATTTGCCATATCTTTATATATTATATCTTATTGACTCCATAACCGCCTCTAAATTCGGTTTGTCGAGCAATTGTTGCGCTTAATAATTGACCATCCACATAAAACCCAATTTTTCCAGACTCCAAATTTTTATTTAAAGTGTTTATTCCTTCTAAAATACTTTGCAAATAGTTGGTATTATCTATTTCTCTTTGCTTCGATTCTTCTTTTTCATTTTCTTTTGCCTGTGTAGTTTGCTCGGACTTAGTTTCCGTAGTAGTTACCTTTGACCCGGCAGCCCCTTCCGTCGCTCCCTTCTCTACGGAATTTATCATTCCTTTTGCGCCGCCACGAAGCCCGGCGGCAAATTTTCCCATCCCAGGTATTTTACTGAAAATCCATGCAAAAGCCATCCTCCAAGGTGCTGTTATAGCATCAAATAACGTAGTACTAATTGCTGTAATTCCTTTTAAAATATTTAATGCTAACACTGAAGGAGATTTTCCTCCAAATAATCCCATGATCCATTTAAACGATTTCACGAAAGGACTGGTTATTAATTTAAATAACCCCGATAAAACCGCCTTTATTCCTTCTTTTATGTTTAATTTACTAAACAAAAGAGGAATAAGTTTAAAGGCCATTCTCCAAGGAAAAATTATAATTTTAAGTAATGTAGTGCCAATGGCCATAATTCCTTTTAAAATATTTAATGCTAACACTGAAGGAGATTTTCCTCCAAATAATCCCATGATCCATTTAAATGCATCAACAAACGGTTTAATCAATGCATCATATAATGCTAACGGAATAGCTAATATTCCATGTAAAATTTTCTGTCCAATATTCATATTAGGATCTTTAAAAATTGTAATCCATCGCTTAAATAAATTATATATTACTTGAGCGGCAGTTATTACCCACCCTAAAATAGGCACCCATTTGAAGATAAATCCGAACGCCGGGCCAATTCGTGTTAATATTGGAAAAATTCTTCCTATAGCTGCTCCCAATCCTCCTCCCCCCGAAAACCCAAATTTTAATTTATTAATGATATTACCTACCCATTTAACTCTATTTCCAAGTTTTGTGAAGAACTCTGTAACTCTTGCAAATCTACCTCCGGTGGAAAATGCTGATCGTATGGCCATTTTTACTCTGCCAGCCCAATCTACGACGGGTTTAAATTTTACGGCTATTTTATCCAATAACAAATAAAACCGATTCATTATAGATAGTGCACCTTTACCATACCGGGCATTAATCATAAGTGCCAGAGTTATTTGGTCTTTAACATATGCTATAAGTTGACCAATTGATTTTAACGCTAATGTCCATGCAAAAAGACCCTTAGCAATATACATTGCTGGAATAACCATTTTTAAAATTAAACTTACTATTGGCAATAATGCAGATTGGGCTTCCATCATTATTTGTTTCCACATATTGGAAATTTCCGTTAATTGTTCCTGATTAGCCCTTCTCTTCAATTCTAATTCATAATTCTTGGCTTGATCTTTTGCCGCCTTTTCATTTGAGGCCCGAAGGGCTTCATACGCCTTAACTTTTTCGGCCAATTTAGGATCTCGTCTAGCCTTTTCCCAAAGGCGTTCCGCCTGCACCATTTTCAATAACTCATCTACACTATGCCCGGTTGCCTTAGCAAATGCTTCTTGTTGAAATACATCGAGATTTTCAAAATCGATCTGTTTAGTAATTCGAAGTATTTCTTTAGTAGAACCTTCAAGATCTCTTCGATAAGCCAATTCACGAGCACGTTGTAAATTAATGGCTCTTCCTAACAATACAGATGCATCCATTTCAGCATTAACACTTTCTTGGAAATTTAATATTGATCGACCGGCCTTGGCCATTTCATCTATTGTTGTATTTAAGCGCCTGGCTTCAATTGCGGTTCTCAAAAATGCGTTAGGAAACCGTGATACCATTGTTAATGTTTTATCGGATTTCGTTGCTACATCTCCCATAACTTTATCCAATGATACCCCGGCGGCTCTACTCATATCAGCAGCAACATATAACATACTTTCTTGCGTTTGCATGGTACTTTGGGATACCGCTGCCATATTACGTAAAAACCCCGCCGAATGAACCTCTGAAACCCCCAATTGGGCAGACAATATTGATACATTTTCTACCAATCCGTCTGTAATTGTCCACGTACTTCCCATCGTTTCCTGCAATTTTCGTACGGCTTCATTTGCGCTTTCTATACTTACTCCTATATGTGCATATCTTACGGCAATGTTTTCGGTTAAGCTTCTTACATCTTTTAAATCATTCTTCGTCATTCCCAGCGCTTTACGAGTATTCCATGCGGCGGTCTCAAAGCTCTTTAACAAATTCCATGCGCCTATGAGTAAAGTTATTATCGCTGCCAACCATCCGGCGCTCGCTTCAAGCCCAAATGGGTATTTATGCAATTTTTCCCCTATACTTTTAACTAATTCCAGTTCTTTAATATTAATATCTAAATGTTTTTTTCCAACATCTAAAGCAAGATTTCCCCATTTCCGTTCTTCTTCTATTTTGCGTTTAAGCATTTCTTCTTCAAGTTTATTCATCTCCTGCATTAACTTAATTCTCGCATTATTAATATTCATTTCGAACTGGGCGGATTGAATATCCCGAAGAATACGTTGTTGAGTAGCCATATCTGCGCCACGAGATAATTCAATATAATACTTTATATTTGAAAGTAATCGTCGATTTTCTTGAACCAAACGCTTTTCTCCCTGAATTCTCGATTCCAACCGATGTTGCATGTTTTCATCGATAAGACCTATTTCATCCCGTACTTTAAGCAGTTTTTTAGTTACATCAAGTAACTTTACCTGATAATCAAGGTAATCTTTAATTTCTCCCACATCAAAAGCGGGTGGTATTATAGGAAGACTTGGATCCATATATCAAAATAATCTGTTATATTTATAAATATCAGGAAATTAAAAAATTGAATCCGTTGAATTTATAAAATAAATATTTTAAGTTGTAATAAAATATGGAAATTATACTTTATCTATTAGTGTCTAATTCCCGGTGGGCTAATGGCGGGTCCCCTTACAATTTTTGAATCGGAAACGGAATATCCCCGAGTTTCCTTATCAATCATAGCCTGCTCTTTTTCTTTTGCATTAATCAATTTTCGCATATAAAATGTCCTATATTGAATAGGCATATTATATACTGAAGAATATTCGAATTTTCCATAGTGAGTTAAATCAAATATTACTTCATGCAATCTTACTTTATATTCATCTGTCAGGCCAAAAAAAGGATACCCCCATCGGGGTCTCCTCCCTTCGCTCTAATCCACAATGTACACATGTAAAATCAAATTCAGAATCGATGTCTGGCATTTCATTTCTTATATGGGACCTCAAAGCTAAACTATCTTTAGATAAAAGAGACTCGTTGACAAATTTTCGAATTGCGGTTCGTTCAGAATTTCCATTAACGCTAGTAATAATATAAGACAAACGAGTTGTAATTTCTCTACTTAAATCCTTAGACACTTTAGATAATCCCTTTAATTCGGCTTCAATTGCATTTTCGTCTCTTTTATTAAGCAATTTAAATGTAACATTCACTTTAGAAGTAGGCAATACAAATTCAAAACTGTTAATTCCTTGTGGATATTTTTCAAAGTCAAATGGCCGATTATCTATTTTAGATAGATCAATGGTAACATTACTTTCTTGTGTACATCTACCGCAAGTTACTACTGCTTCATATTCATCTCCATATGCTAATCTACGAATAGCAAAAAATATCGCATTTCTATCTCCTGTAAATAAATCGTCAGGATTTATTCGCTTATCTATAATAACCGATTCTAAAAGTTTATCCAATACGAGATTTTTCTGAATAAGATTTTTAGATGTTAAAATGTCTTCCTCTTTTGCGGTCATCATTTTAAGTTCAATTTTTCCCGAAGACAGAGGATTATCTACCGGATAGAACCATCCTTTTGTAGGTAAGTTAATAACTTCGGTTGGAAACATTTGTTCCGGTTTTTGTGCAGACGGAGTGGGATTAGCCGCACTCGGTTTTGAAATAGAAATAATATTATCAGACATAACGATATAATGTTGTTACTTTACTTTAGAATATATATAACCCAGCTTCAAATTTATTACTTTTTATATTTTTTCTTTAAGAGATTTAAGTAATTCTAGTTTACGATTTTTAAGTTCAGGTATTGTTACTTTTTCAAAATTTTTAACTTTAGCTTTTAATGATTCTAATTCCCTTTTAGCCGATTCTAATTCAATATTTGTTTGAGAAATTTGACGTTTTATTTCGCTTGGATCCGGACCTTCTTCCGAATTATCCAACTTATTTTCGGGAGAATTTGTATCCCGTACATCATCATCTGTCAATTTAAATTTATCTTTAGAAGTTTTCGGATTTGCCGAAAATTGACTACTTTGAATTTCATTAAGAACTTTATAAGTTATAACTCGTATTAATTCCTCTAAATAGGATTTTTTCATCTTTTCCCGTCCAAAATTTCATTTACCATTTTTTTAATTAATTGACGAAATTGTTCATCTAATCCGTGTGCTTTTCTCATTCCTGTGTACATATCCCGATCTTGATTATAAGCCCACAAATCTTCTGCACTACTAAATTCGTTAGGGCGGAAATCTAATGGATTATATACTAATTCCGATTCATCTGAAAATGGTTTAATTGAATCTACACTTTGCATTTTAGCTATTAATAGATTTTCATCTGCCATAAGACAACGCTTTTCATTTTCCGGATCGTAATCTCCAATATAAAGATATACGCTTGAAGTTTTATCTTTAATTGCTTTTTTAACCATGTTGATTGTATTAGAAAGTATGCATGGCTTTCTCCCCAAGTGTCTAAATACCAAATCCATAAGTTTTCGGGTAATCACATTATGATCGGCATTAGGAGGAAATGGAACTTTTCTAAGTTTAGATTTATTATCCGGGGAAATAAAAAATATGCCGCTCTTTTTTCCTTTATCCGATTTATCCGTTTTATCGTCCGATAATTCTTTTTGAGAAAAATCCTTTGGCAATGGGGGTTGATCGGCGGTTCCTTGATTGTCGGCTGGAGGCGCTTTTGCTCCGGGAGACGTTTCTTTTTCTCCTTCTTCGTTTAATTTCATTTGAGAAATAACTTCTCGAACACACAACCTTGTTAACGCTTCCAGTAATTCTCGTTTCATATAGTAAATACCTTTCCTTAATATTATATTTTATACATAATAAATATAATCATTAAATACTAAAATGAAAATAAATCCCCGCATAATGCGGGGATTGTAAAAATAAATCTTAGTATTGCAATATGGCGTAATCGTACGATATTTGCATTGATACGGTTACTGGATCGCCCATGTCTGTCCAGTTTAATTCTCCTCCATCAAAGTTTGTAGGAAATGCGCCTTTAAGTGTCCATTCTTCTACTTTATCTCCTACTGGCCCTAACACGTCAATAGTTACTTCTTTTTTATAGAAATCTTGATAACCATCTCTTCCGGTTACCGATTCGTGTGCCAAACGATACCATTCAAATACGGTTTGAGCCGCAGATGGCACTACTGGGTCATATAATTCAATAGTAATCTGATCCCAAACGGTCTTCCCTTTGTAGTACCATTGTTGATTGATATAGTCAATAGTCTTGCGTTCTTGAGTCCATTTTGGGCGGTCTGTTTTACGTATCAAATATTGAGGAATTCCATCAATATACATAAGGAAACGATTTTTAGTCTTTGGTTCCCATATGGTATAAAACATTTCATTGTTCGTTAATATATCAGCCATAAAATTTATCCTTTATTTCATGAATTGTTCATATTTCTTTGACTCAAATATAAATAATTAGCTATTAAAATAATATATTGATATTTATAATATTTTTTATTATATATATAACCTAGTTAACAATATAAGAACCAGAATTGCTATGGGAAGACCAAAATCATTGCCGTCAACTATTAAAAAACAATGTCCCACTTGTAAAAAGGAATTTGAAATATCATTTTATTTAAGAAATAAACGAATATATTGTTCTAAATCTTGTTCTAATAAATCTCCCGATGTTATAGCAAAAATGATTTCTTCCCAAAATAAAACATTTATAACAAAATATGGCAAGCATCCAATGAAAACGACTAAAGTTGTCGAAATCCTTAAAAATTCTATAAGAAAAAAATATGGTGTAGATTGGATTTCACAATCTAAAGGATGGCGAGAAAAAGTTAAACAAAATAATCTAAAAAAATACGGAATAGAAAATTATAATAATATCGATAAAATACGACAAACTTGTATAGAAAAATATGGTGTTCCTAATTATGCCATGACAACAGAATACAAAGAAAAATATAAAAATACTTGTCTTAAAAAATACGGTGTTTCTCATGCTTCATCACGACAAAAAATTATACTAGAAAATTATAATGGAATATTTGACCGATTCTTAAAACATCCACTTTTTATTCAATTTGAACCCATGTTTTCTAAAAGCGAATTCGCCGGTCCTTCAACAAAAGATTATTCATTTAAATGTAAAAGGTGTGGATTAATAAAAAAATATTCTATTGATAATGGAAATTATCCTGTATGCCCAACGTGCGATAAAACTCCTATTTCTAAATTTCAATCCGAAATTTTGGAATTTATCAAATCAATTATGTCTGAAGAAATTAAATTTAACGATAAATCTATATTACCTTCAAAAACTTTAGATGTAGTTATTCCTTCTCGAAATATTGCATTTAAATGCAACCATATTTTATGGAATAGTGAATTGTTTGGTCGGAAAAATAAAATATATAATGTTCAAATTACTAATGCAGCTATATTAAAACATTATCGACTTATACAAATATTTGAAAGTGAATGGAAAACTGTCCCCCACATCGTAAAATCTATTATAAGTTCAATTTTAGAAAAATCTAAATATTCGGTCTATGGAAGAGATTGTCATGTAAAAGAAATTACTTCACATCAATGCGTGATTTTTTTAAAACAAAACCATTTACAGGGTCCCGACCGTTCTTCTGTTAAACTCGGGCTGTTTGATCCTAATGATAATTTAGTATCAGTGATGACATTTTTAAAACCTCGATTTAACTCTAATTTTCAATATGAAATAGGAAGACTTTGTAATAAAATTGATATTGATGTTATTGGCGGAACCTCTAAGTTATTTTCTTATTTCTTAAAGAATTATCGCCCAACTTCTATTGTATCATATAATGACCGGAGATATTTTGATGGACAAATATATATTAATCTCGGATTTAAATTTTTAGGAAATACTCCCCCAAATTATTTTTATATTGTTGATAATTATCAAACAATCCAAAACCGATTAAATTGGCAAAAATGTAAATTAAAAAAGAAGCTTCATGTCTTCGACCCTTCTTTATCCGAATGGGAAAACATGAAGCTAAATGGTTATGATCGTATATGGGATTGTGGCAATGGAAAATGGGTGTGGACTATTCATTAATTTTTAAATTAAAATCCCAATTCTTTATCAAGTTCTTCTCTCGTTATTATTAACCATTCGTCAAAAATTCCCTCAAACGATCCGGCAATATTTCGTGCTGTTAAACATATTCGTGCCAGATCTCGTTTTCCATGATGCTCATTCGACTTTCTTTTTATAAGTTCATAAAAATTATTAGCGTCATTCACAAATTTTTTTGCCGATTGTAAAACATCAACGGATCTAGAATGTAAAACGTTAAGTTCTTTATTATCTTGAGAATAAACCCTGGATGCTACGTATTTAAGGCATAAATTTAATTCATGCGAAAGGTTTTCGATAAATTTAATACTATTCCTTGCCCCATTAAATGTCCAATATTTTTCTCCGAAAAAAGGCTGATGATCTTTAATATCTTTTTCTATCGTTGAAAGCTTGCCTTCGATTTCGTGAAGTATATTTATTATTTTTTCTTTTTCTGGTTCATATGCATCGCCAATCATACCTTCATTCACAAGTTTTTTATAAATCAGATTCTCATAACTATTTTCTCCGCCGGTATGAAGACCATATTCACGATACTTATTCAAATAATTATGTACTTCTTTAATAAGTTTTTTATCACCAGTACGTTTTGCTGCTTTAACATACTGTTTCATTGCCTTGTAATATTCGTTTAATCTTGACATATCTATCCTTTTGTTTTATCTATAAATATAAATATAAATATAAAACATTTATTTTTTTTTTCATATTCAAAGCTTTTTGAACAATTTCTGGTTTTATTTTTCGCAGTTTTTCTTTTTTATCAAAATAAAATTCGCTAGTTATATTGCCCGTCCCTAATGCCAAAGCTAAATATGCGCCGAAGTTTCTTCTTCGGCGGGGGTTAATTCTTTACTTGGTCTGGGCTATCAAATGATACTTTTTTTGCAAATTAGAACAATCTGCAATATCCTTTTCATATTTAATTTTTATTTTTTTGATCTATGTCTTCAATTTCATTTATAGAAATTATTGCATCATATGTTTTTATAATTGCATCTTTAAGTTTTTGAATTATTCCCTTTGATCGTAAAATTTTAAATACAATATTTTCTGTACTCAACTCTCCTCCCGTATCCAATCCATATTGTCTATATGCATCCAAATATTTTTTAACTTTCACCATCGTTTCTCGGGGACCATTTAATGAAGCTTCTATATATTTCTTCATTGCTTCATATTGAATTTTAATTAAATCTTTATCTATTTTGGAAGCATCTTTTTTCGGAATTCGAATCCAAATATTTTTTAACAATGAATATATTCCTCCGACATGAGGCTTGGTTTCACTGACATCTTGAATATTTAATTCTAATTTATGTTTCTTAATTAAAATATCATGATCCGAATTCCATGCATCACTAAATGCCCGAGCCATTTTTTGTACGGTTTCAACAGGCATTGCCAATTGTTTAAAATCAATTATTATATGAACATCGGCATCACTATAATCATTCCAGTTATAATTGGCTATAGAACCCATTAAATATATGTCAACTACTGGTGCAGTAAGATTTGTTTTTTTATAAAAATCTAACGATGCTTGTAATAAATTCTTTCGAATTTCAGGATTTAATTGATTTTGCGAATTCCAAAATTCGGGACAAAGTATTTCATTATATATTCGATGTTTTGACATATTATAAAGGGGTTAAATTTACTGAATTCATTGTTCCACCCGGTTCTTGGGTCACATATTTTTTTTCACCGGAAGGAGGAAGTTGTAATGCTTTCCGAACGGCTTCACGTTCTTCTTTTGAAAGTTCAATATTTTTTATTATCCAATCAACCATTTCTTCTATGGTTAAATCCTCGTTTTTAATTTCCCCATTACAAATTGAATGTTTCCAAGTTGTTCCTCCGTCATCAGTATATTCTTGATTTTCCATAATTGGAGATTTGCAACATGGACAAATATCTTCATAAATTTCTTTTGCACTTCTATTCGATAATTTATTATTTATTCTTTTAAAGAAATTATCAACGATTTCGTCTATTAATTGTTTTGTACATTTATCCATACTTAATAAATATAAAATTATATTATTAAAACATCCCGATCTATTTTTAAAATTTCTTTTAAATTTAGTGGCAATGCAAGTTGATTAAGTTTTTTTATAGTATTTTTATATTCGGATGCTTTATGTAAAATTCCTATTCCACCTTTTAAATTCCACTGTACAATAGTAACTGCCATATCATCTATTAAAATTGAAAATTCGGATGAATATCGTTGTTTTAAATGCTTCCCATGTACAATGAAAATTTCCTCATGAGAAAGTTCGGGAATATTTTTATTTAACCATTTTATTTTACCTTCCTTTATAATTTGACCCCTACCCTCGGGATCATTACTTGAACCAGTCGAAGATAATATACATACCCTCCTGAATAATTTATTGGCGGTTTTCCACAACTCCTTTCCTCCTTGAATCCAATCTAAATTGGCCCAAAATTCACTTCCCTGTTTAAAAAATTCTCCCAATACGGCATTTCGCCTATCTTTCCCAGTTAATTCTTTAAGTTTATCTTTGGATTTTAATTGCTTGTAGCCACCCCACATATCCACTAAAACTCCATCCATATCTAAATATAAAATATAATCTTCGTTTTTCATTTTAAAATAACTTGACAAATTTTCCTGTCATGTGTATCATGTTAATAAATAAATAATTAATAAGTACAAAGTACAATAAATTAAAAGTACAAATTACAATAAATTAAAAGTACAAATTACAATAAATTAAAAGTACAAATTATAAGAAATTATCAAAATGATATGGGTTTATAATTTCTTCAATAGGAATAGAATATAAATAATCTTCGTTAGCAACAGGCTTATTGTCTGACGGAGACTCTGGTGCAATATCCGATTCTACATCATTTTTCTTCATTCTTCTTGGTTTTCTATTTCCAGCATTCGCATCATTTATTGTTGCTTCCCATTCTTTCCATACTTCAGAATTAGGTTCAAAGGGGTTTTTTCCGTTTTCTTTTGCTAGATCAACTTTTTTCTTTAATTGACGGCCCCCCTTCATTGAAAAAAATAAATACATGGCCTGAACATCTTTTATTGGCGGAAGTTGCACCGATTGAAGAGATTTATTAACCTTTTCCAATTGTTGTTCTGGAGTTTTGCCTTTTGGAGGGGGCCTTTTTTCCGATTCCGGTGATGTTCCCGATTCTCCTTTTTTGGGAAGAAGTTTTATTAAATCTTCTATAGTAATTTTATTTTCTTGTTGTCCGCTATCCCTAAGTTGAAGCCATAATTGTGAAGCTATTGATCTAGCATTAGGCTCTTTATATCCTAATTTTATAAGATGTTTAACAAAATCATTAAACACGAGAATTTCCGGAGTATTTTCCGTTTCTTCCGGCGTTCCTTTAGTTGGTACATCTTCCGGTTTTGGTATAGGCATTCCAAGTTCTTCTTCCGTATATTTTAAATATTTTAATATATCAATCCAGCGGTTTTTTTCTTTTATATTTTTACCGTTTAATATTTGTTTAATTTGATCTATTGTAAATATTTGCTCGGGGCCGTCTAAAGACCCATCATTTTTAAATTTTAAAATTCTGACAGATCCATTGCTCATTTTTTGATAATCAAGAGTACCTTCTCCCCCGCTTTTCCACTCCATTGATTTTCGATAAACCGTTGCATATAAAGCTCTGAAAAAGGCATCTTCCATATTTGCAATTCTAGCATCCACATCTCCCGGCATTTTTTCCATCCATTCTGCATTAACTTTTGATACTGCTTTTTGAACGGAAAATTTTCCTATTGTCGGATTTTCAGGATCGTTAGAATCATCTCTTTGCGCCCCCATTTGCGCACTAACTTCATGATCGAAAAAAATCATTAGAGTGTTAGTTGTTTTTTGCTTACTATTTAAATTAGTAAAATTAGCCTGTATTCTATTTACATAATTATCACAATTCCAAAAAATGTCCATTTTAATCTTAATCTCTTTCTTCATTATTTTAGAAGAATTAGGAAGATATATCGGTTCAGATAAACTCGCTTCGTAAGGGACCATTTCAACAGAAAAAGTATTAGATTTTCTAAATGCACTACGAAAGTTTTGTAAAAATTCAAAGGGAACATTATGTATAGGCGAGTCCGGATTTTTTCTACGGTTCTTCTGCTTTCCTTTAGTATATCCATATAATTGTTCATTTTCTTTTATAATTTCTGAAAGTTTATTAGATTCAGGATTAACATTTGAAGGAGAACTACGTAAAGAAAATTTCTCTAATGGACTTTGAGGAAGGGGCCTATCAAAAAATGGTTTCGAACGTGCTTTGTCTGCTTTAACAACATCAATAACGATTTCAACGGCCCGTTCAATAATATAGGGCATATCTAATGATGAAATTTGTGGGTCTCTTATTTTAGCGTTCCCACCCGGCAATCCGCCCCCCGCACCAACAGAAGCTCCCCCAGAAAAAACGTTGCTTACTTTACCGGAGGATCCTTCTTTCTCTCCACCAGATTTATCGTCATCTTTTTCCTCGGGCTTAGGTTCTTCGGGCTTAGGTTCTTCAGGCTTAGATTTTTCTTCGCTTCCTTTCGCCCCCAAAATTTCAAAATTATTAATTTTTTCTATTTTTTCAAGTATGTCTTTATATATTCTTGCAGGATAAATACGTTTTACAGTAGTTGAAAGCATGCTGGCAGGAATTCCTAATTTTACTGCATCTGCTGCAAATTTATCATAAATTTGCTTTATTGCATTTTTATAAGCATTCAGAATAGTATCTGGATCCCGAGAAGCAATGGCTTTTGATAATGAAATTCCCCCCGGAGTAAATATTCGACGGGTAGCATCCCACATAGATTCATTGAAAATTTCACTCAATTTGGTTGACGTTGGAGAAGGCTGAGACGGAGCATTTTGACTTCCTTTTTGATATGCCGCCATGCTTTTTAAATTATAAGAAGGATTCTTTACTTGTTGTAAAGTATTTCCTATAGCCACATTTCCTGTCACAGCATCATATAATTCTTTCATCGCCTCTAACATTTGTAATTGTTGTTGAGTTGCGGGAGGAAGTGGTTTTCCAGTGTTAGGATCTACGGCACCAGATTGTCTATATTTAATAAGTGGAGAAATCTGATTCTCTACATCAGTTAAAATACGCCTCAACGAAATTAAAAGTACATTCCATAAAGATTTTAATTTGGTAATTTGAGGCGACTCCAACGAATTTCCCGATAACGCTTGAGCCATTTGTGTACCGGAGCGTGTACGAGCCAACAATCTATCATATAATCCTTCTTCAATATAAGGAGACCCAGCAATTTGTTTTAAATATTCTCTATCCATATACAGGTATAAATATACGCAAAATAAATTCAATTCGCATATTCGTTAATTAAAAAGGGCACCCGAAGGTGCCCATGTATAATATGTTATTTTATTTTCAATTATGCAGTTGGGAAAGAAGCTCCCGTAGGCATAATATTGAAGTCCAACACAATAAATTCAGCAGTCTTTGTTGGTTTTAGATAAATTTGACCGTATAGCATATTCCGATCAATTATATCTGGTGTATTATTACTTGCATCCATAACCACCTGGAATGCATATAAACCGCTTCTTTGTTGTATGCTTTCTAGGTATGGATTAACAATAGCCAAGAATTTATTGCGTGTCGTTGCAGTATTTTGTTCAAACACCAAATATTTCGCCGTTGATGCGAAGAATTTCTTAATTTCAATTAACAGACGGCGAACATTAATGCGATCCAATGCCGACGCTTGTACTTGAAGCGTCTTTTGTCCCCAAGCGACAATACTGGAGCCTCCGGTTCCGGGGAATGCGGCTATTGGATTAACTCTTCCTTCGTAGAGAGCATCCCGCTCAATATGAGTAGTTCTATCCGTTACTTGCACGGCCTGGGTAATTCCTCCACGATTCAATCCGGCGGCTGCCCACCATTCTCCCGCAACTCTGTCATTTGCGGCGTAAACGGCTGGCATGACAACGGAAGGCGGAACGGTTACAATTTGATTGATGTTTGTATCCTTGATCTTTATCCACGGATAATAGGTTCCTGCATATGAAGTATCAAATTCTCGTGCAAGACCGACGACTTCATCAATTTGTCCCGCAGCAGGCACCCCATTATCTTTGTAAATATCCAAGATATAGAAACAATCGCCTCTATGTTCACACATGTCAATTACGAGGTTAGTAACGTATGGATGGTAAGAATAAATAATCCCAGGAGTTACAATTAGATTAATATCAAATTCATCCGCATTACTTAAAGCCCCAATACATTGTTTATATGCAATCGATCCAGCAGTATTACTATTAGTACAATCTAATCCTTGCGTATTCCCCGGTTCAATGTCTTTTCCTATATTAATAGGTATTGCCGGAGATTGACCATCGAATCCACCTTGGAATCCGAAGACGAACTTACGCATTTTAACATAGGTTGTTTCATTTGCTTCATCCAATATTGCTGGTATTGCATTAGTTCCTTCGAGTCCTTCATATGAACCCGTTGCAACACCATTTTTATCAATATGCAAATCCAAAGCAAATATTGAATTTCTACCAACTGTCGATTCGGCTGGAATTGGACAATTATATTGCAAATTATTTCTCCAACATCCCTGCCCCTCCGATGACGTAGGATATAGGCTCGCCAACTCTATATCAGCACCAGCAGGAATTCCACCAAAATCTACCCCAGATGGATATTTTCCGGGGAATAACCCATAAACCGATGCTTTGCTATATGCAACCGGCGCACACCATGTTCCTATAGCACCATTAATTGGAGCAATATAAGCTTGGAATCCATATGGAACAGCCGTTATTGGATATGGATTGGGAGACATTTCAATACGAATATTTTTACTTAAATTCGCATATGTACCAAATTCAATTATTTTCCCATCAAATCGAATATAATTGTATCTATCTCCAATTCGACGAGCAATAAAATTAGCCGAATTTGGATCCATTGATAAATTATTAAATTGCTCAATAATCTTTGGCCTCTTATCTGTATCACTATAATCTCTTACAGTAAGGGTAAAGGTTCCCCATTCACTTCCGGCAACCGTACCCGCCAATCTAACATTAGAAATTTCAATCTTAAATTGTTTATTTGTATAAGTTCCATCAGATAAGGTCCATATTTTGAATAATGGAAAACGAGTGGGTTCTCCACCATTCCACGGTGAAATTTGTTGAGAAATTATCCACGGTGTAGATGCATTAGTCAAACTAAATTCAGAATCGCCATTTAGTAAGTCATTTGAAAATTCATCGGTAAAATTCATCGGCTCGCCCTTCCACGATCCAGAAGGTAATGCAGTACCATGTACCCTCCACTTGGAAGGATTGGCGGCAACTTCCGCAATAGAATCTTCAAAGATTTTATAAATATATGCTGCTTCCTTTTTAGTTCCAGCCGCATAATTCTTCTTATTCCCCGCAGTAGGATCTTTTCCAAATACATTAGTGATATATTGTGGATCATTTTTATCAAGCGAAAATTGATATGTTCCATATCCACCGTCTTCAGACTGACTCAATTGTAAATTAAATGTATGATTAATTTCAGCAGCCCCATCAATACTATCACTATATGTTTGTGTAGAACCATTGAATCCTGGAGCATCTAATCCATGCATTCCACCAAATCTTGTATCAGCTAAAACAGCTAAAACTTTATATTCAGCGTCACTTCCGCTCCAAGTTTTAGTGCAATGATCATATTTTAAACTTCCCGATCTGAATTCATCTTCATATGTTCCTATTTCTCCACTTAAAAATGAAAAAATATGCAATACTCTATTATTACATTCATCTACTGATTGACTAATTTGCATTGCCTTTCCAAAATTTCCAGTCAAATCAAACGGACTTTCATAAGTTTTGAAATTTTTTCCTTCCTCAGAAAATAATTTTAAATTACCAACAAATTTTTGGGCCTCAAATAATCCATCAATTACTTTAGAAGCATCGGTAGCATCGATAGCAGGTATATTAATTGATTTAGAAAATTCAAATACCCCCGAAATAAATCCCATAATTGATTGTCCGGCATATAATCTTGAGCCGCTATTTGGGACAGGTCCAGCTATATCCGCATTGTCCCATTTTTGCGCTCCCTCATTCCACACTTCTACGGCCTTTTCTCTTCCACTAACTAATGTAACTACAACCGGGGCATCTTTAAACTCAAAAGAACCCGATAAATTTATTCCCGCAGATTCATTTTCCGGATCAACATTGGCCGATGCTTCATATGTATATTCAACATTAGAAAAATCAATCCATGAAGAAGTTGGATTTAGCCATCCGGCATCCTCACTTCTTTTCCATCCACCGTTTTCTGCCCAAATTACCCACGGATATTTTTGTCGATACCCAGTTAAAGCGCCAACCCTACATACGGTAACAAATCCCTTTTCTTGTAAATATTGTTTAGCAGTATAGGGACCGTACAAAGTACCGTCGGCAACTCCAAATCGTTGCTCTAAGTCTGCTACAGTGCGGCAAAGAGTGGGAGAAAATCCTGGCCCCTTAGCAAACGGGGCAACCACCACAGCACCAATATCGGCTACACCTTGGGCTAGTCCTGATTGATCGATTTCTCGGGTAAATACACCCGGACTTATAATTCGGTCGTTTGGAGTAAATCTTCCTCCTTCTGTAATTGGCATATCGTTATATTATCTGTTGTAGTTCATTGAATGACTTAAATATAAATATAACCAAATTTTTAGAAAGATAAAAAAACTATTTTAAATATTTATTTTTTAATATATTTGAAATATTTCTTAAATAAACCGAAGTTTTAAATATAAAAATGATATTTATAATTAATTCAGTTATTTTTGAAGTTCCGTGGTCGGAATTTAACGATGTTCATTGTATTTGACTGCCACCATAGACTTCAACTGAAACGCCTCCTCGGGGAGGCGTTTCTTTATGTACGATAAATTTTCCACCCATTATATAAGTCTCGTTCTATAACTATTTTTCGATCATGTTCCAACTCTTCTAGCAATTTTCTTTTTAAAATAAAAGATGAACCACTTATATTTTCTTCCAATATTTTTTTAGGATAATCTGGTAATTGTGCAAGAATATATGACTTTTTTTGAATTCTTTGTCTCCTTCGTTCCGACCGTTTAATAGATGAGTTAGGATGCTCTTTTTTATGACATTGTTTACATTTACATACTAATCCCCCATTTAATAATAAATGTTCTTCCCCATGTCGATCTTTTGCTTCTTTAGTATGATGTACTTCTAAATTTTCTCTGCACCCACAAGAACATCTCCAATTAGACCTACGTTTTACTTCTGAAGAAATTATTAACCAATATGAAGTTTTTAAAAAATAAAAATATTCAAGATTAAGAATATAAGATTTTATTGGGGACCAATCTAATTTATTGATAATATCCAACATTTTTTCATATGAACCCGCCCCCGAATCTTGATCGGCACGAAAATATTCAAATATAAACTCATTTGGGGACATTATACATCATTAAAGTGATGATGAGTACGGAGCTTCCGGAATTGTTGCTTGAGCCGGACCACTTGTGCGAGTAAATGTTCCATCGGCCATATTAAGATTTCCTTCTCCATAAGTTTGAATAATCTTATCTAACAGCTTTCTTTCTTGTTGTTGTAAAGACACCCATTCTTCTTTTAAGGTTTTTTCTTTATCAACAAATTCATTAACTGCGGCATCTAATTGCATTTTTTCAATTTGTAAAGACCCCAATTTAACAATGGTTTCTTGAAACTTACTTTGTAACTCTCGGATCTCGGTTAAATCCGCCTCTGATATTTTAATTGTTTGTGACATAACTTAATGTGTTTAGATATAGATAGAGACTCAATAATATAAAAACTAACATATTTACCGCTTTTAAATTTATAACTTATTTTATTAATTAAGGCAAAGGTTCTTCTTTAGAACCACCTTCTTCTCCACCACCCGGAACGCCAATTTCTCCTAATTCCGATCCTTCATTTCCCGGATCCTTAACTCCTGGTTCCGACGGTAGTTCGGGTTCTCGATCTCGCTTTGAAATTAATTCATCTCGCAGAGAACTTACTTCATTATCTGATAAATCTAATACTTCCTTAATAATATCATCATTATATTGCAATAAATTATCAATCAATGCCTTCTTTTCTTCTTCGGGATTAGGTTCAAAATTATATTGCAATTCTAAAAAATATCCGTGCCTTTCAATAGCTTCTTCAATTCCTTTAGAATTTGGACGATTTATAATATATGGTCCATATATTGTAGAATCTTCATCTTCATGTTGAAAAATTATACGTACTCCATTTTCAACTACTACTCTTTTAATAATTTCAGATTTTGATATTTTCATAATTCATTTATAATCAATTACCACATATAAATATGTGCTATTAATCATTTTATTCCTATTTAACATATTATTCTATTTGTAAAAGAGTCTTTATCTTTGCGTCGCCAGAAAACTCCTACGTCTTTAGCGTATGGGTAGTTCATCCCCATTTTCCATATGTTATTCCAATTCTATTTTAGGGTTTATATTAATGGGTCCCACTGCCGCCAGCATCCCTACTCTGGCCCGGATTAATCCTTTTCTTTTGGGGGTAAAGGTATGCGAAAGTATATATTCCATGGGGATTGTGTAGTCCCCCGTCTCCCAGTCACTTCCGGCATAGTCGTTGTCTAAATCGGTTCCGGCAGTGAAGGGATTTTCATTTCTCGATGAGTACAAAGTCCCCTGTGGCGAAGTAGCGTCGGCCAAGTACTCAAATTCCACCCATAACTGGGTGTCCTTTATATGGTCGTATTCTTCAATCAACAATTTGATTTTCGCCGTGACGGCAGAATCTACTGTACTATTCCACATGCTAATCCATGGGGTGTAAAAAGGATTATAAACGGTGGCTTTATTATTCGGGACCACGGCCCAGCTTATGTTCGAGCCATCGGCAAATTTAGTTCCTTTGTAATAGACAGTTTCGTCTTCGACAATCGTTCCATTGTTCTTGCGGTACTCGAATACAGTGTTGGTATTGCCGCTGTCGCAGTTAATTATGCTGACCTGGGGGGCGTTGGCGTCCCAATCGCCATCAATCAGTGTGACGGCGGGATTTAATTTGCAATTCTGAAGAATAAATTCTCCCACATGGAAACTGTTGGAAACCGAAAATATGTTGCCGGTAAACACACTCAAATCCGAATCAATAACTCTCAGTGTGGAACGCCAACCATCATTCGCCGAGAATAGGTTGGCGGTGGATTCGACGCCGGAATAGGACATCGTTACATTATAGCATGACATCTCACACTGACACAGGAATATAGCTGGATTAATTTGTACGCTTGGAACGATGAGATTACAATCACGAAGGGTTATAATGTTCCATCCAGTTGACGACCCCACCACCCCACCAAAACGAAAGGGGGAATTTACAGACGTCGACCGATTTTGCAGCGTGCATTTTTCAAAAGACAAGATATGATCAACTGTGTTGTCTATATTGGATATATAACCAACCCGAAAGTATCGATTCCGCCCGGAGGTAGAGTCCAAATGCATTCCATAAATATAAAAGACGCCAATTCTATTGCCAATCTTCACATATAAACCGCTGCCGTCGATTGTCTCTCTGGCACCAGGAATCAAGTTGCCATGCACTCGATCCACACTTATGATTCTTACTGATCCGCCAGCGGGCAATGCCCATTCAATTGATGCCGTCGAAACAAAATCATGGTCGCTGTCCACATATATGGTGTTGTCCGCATCGGTGGCGGCGGTGAGGGCCCCTTGAACGGACTCATAAGTGTCCTGCTTCCCGTTCCACCAGTCGACACTGGGCGGACTGTCATTGTCACCATCTACACTTGAGACATATAGTATTGCCATATTAATCCTTATGGTTTAATTTCTGCTTCTTTTTTTAGATCGGATTCTCGGGCGGCCTTCTTATTTTCGAGTAATCCCTTCATGTCACTTACTTCTTTGTCTGACAAATCTAATACGTCCTTAATTATGCTAGGGTCATATTGTAACAGCATTTCAATTAAAGCGTCCTTCTCATCTTCCGGGTCTGGAACATAGTTATGTTGTTCTTCAAGCCGCTGTCGATGGTTAGCTAACACATCATGTATGCCTGTGAGTGTAGGTCGGTGTATGATGTAAGGGCCATATATATTTCCCTCCGCATCCTCGTGCCGGAAAAATACTCTAACTCCATCTCTGGCATTGACCGATTTTACAATGGTTGTATTGGTTAATTCCATATTTATTCCTTTATTATTAAAAAACTAAAAACATACTATACTGCTTGCCGGTTGGTTCCGGACCCATATAAAATGAACCATCTAAAGTCCATATTATACTGTCCGTATATGACTGTACGAATGCGCCTTCAATTGTCCAGATTAAATCCATGGGATTGTTGAAAAGATTGACTATTGACTTCGTTTAACCATTCAGTGTCTTTCTGTTCTTTAAGTTCGGTAAGAAGTTTGGCAGTGTCATTGTATCCAATTCCTTTACCATTTTTCAGGTAGCATTCCTTACGAGCATTGAGAAATCGGTTAAAGACGAAGCGAGAACATCCAAAGGATTTGGCAAAAAATACTTTCTGTTCCTCGGTAGGAAGAATAGAAAACTTGTATCCTCTAGTTATTCTTTTCGTTATCATCAAGTATAAATATGATGGACTTTTATAAAAGTTATTTTATTTGTAAATGTTATGGGTCGCATTCATCCCACCCTCTAAAGAGAGCGGGTTTTCTGCTCCCATCAAAGATAAATATACTTAAAATCCTTTATTGAATGAAACAACATAAAAAGCGTCGTTCACCGTGTCACATAGTACGCCAATAAAATCTACTTGTCCCGGACCCGTGCTAAGGGTTATATTAGGGATGTCTTCTCCGAATTTGAATTTATTGCCAAAGGTCAAGGTTCGACCGCCGGTGGCGTCCTGTTTAACTTGATAGACGAGCCGCTGTCCATCGGCGGCATTGGAGGGATTAGACAGCGTACGATTTCCTCCTAAAGTGACTCGGAAATGACTACCTTTTTCGCACGGCGTGGCAATGTTGGCACCGTCAGTTAGTGTGACCACCGGACTTACGGTGCGAGAGGCACTAACTTGGGCGGGGAATTCCACATTTTGATCAATGTCCCATTTGTAGATATGGTCATTATACATTAGGCGATTGGAAGGAGTGAAAACTCGGTCCCCAAACATTTTAATGTGGTGGATTCGTTGCCCCGTTGAGGGCAAGGTGATTCCTATTTTTTCATCATCGAAGGTTGAATCGGGGGCGGCGGTGCGGAAAGTAAATCTCCAGTTCCAATGATTGGTTACTTGGGTTTTCCCCCCGCCGAAAGTTGCGGCGGTGCATTTGAAACTGCCCATACCGTCTCCGCCGTGTGCATATCCCTCGCCCATTTTGGTCCAGTTATTGGGGTCATTGCCTCTAGCCGCCTCTAAGGTATAGTATATTTTATCCCCAATAGAATTAACCCAAAGCCAACCGCCATCTATGATCGAATACCGTTCCCTATCCAATACATAGGTGCTGTTCCAATAGTTATACTTATCCGTTTCCCCGCTGGCGGCGGACATATCATATTTCATGCCGGTGAACGTAATACGGAGCATACACTTACTGCTCCGTTTACTAGCCGAGGTTGGCAAACTAATGGTCGGACGGTCGCCTATAAACAGCTTGCGTTTATCCGTATCCGACACGCCCGCATCGGTCCAAGTGGTGCCAGTGTCTATGGATTGTTCAATAATAATCTGCTCGGCGGGTAAGAATACGGTGCGGTCGGCCCGTACTACGTCCACATTGGGGCGGAAAGTATTAGTAACGCTAGTGAGCACATAGTCTGGCTCTACTATCCCCTCCGCCTTTAAGCTGGTTACGGGTATAGAGATATTGGCACTCCCATTAAAATTGGTGGCGGTGCCCACCGCATAACCGGAAAGGGCAATACTGCGAGCCGTTGATAATACACTGGCCGAGGTGGCGGTCTTCGCCCAACTCGATGTAACTTCATAAGTTGCCTTCGGCAGATAAGAAGCAGTTCGTGCAAAAGAAGCAGAATGGGCCCAACTTGATGTGCCAAATAAACTTCCAGTTATTTTCGGAGATTCTACATTATTAGTAAAAATTCCAAAAGTATTCATTATTGTATTTCCCGATGAAAGTTCAATCGTATCGGTCATTACACCCGGCGCTCCTAAATAAATTCCGTCAATATCAGTTAATGGAATATTACCAATATTCAATTTTTTTACACTATATTCATTTTCAGGAGTTAAATAAGAAGAGGTATAAGAATGGGACGCATATAATGCATAAGCTGCCGAAACCGACGCAGAAGCCCAAGACGCCGATACGCTCCACATAGCATATGCTGCCGAATACGAAGCGGACGCATATGAAGCGGAAATTGAGTAAGAAGCGCTCTTAGCCCACGAAGCCGTACCATGCAATGATGAAGTAACCCCAATAAAGTCGGCTTGTCCCGAGGACCAAATGGTTGCCTTATCATTTACATTTAAGTTGGCAGTGCCAACATGAAGGCCCGGAACTCCTAACTGTCCTCCTGCCAAATCGTAATCTTCAATTACAACGCCACCACCTAAGTGAATTTTACTGGCCGAATAA